ATTATACTATCAAGTTCATGAAAATTCAAGTTCTGATATTCATCTACAAGAATAATGGCTTTATCAAAAGTAGTTCCACGAATGAATGAAGTACTCCAGAAATCAATAGTATCCTGTGCTCTTAAGTTCCCATAAAGCATTTCAAAGTCTGCCTCTGTAGGCATCTCAAACATATACTTTACCATCGCCTTGTAAGGTAACTGATAAAGGATGGACTTATCTTCATGATCACCAGGAAGGAACCCAATTTCACGAGTAGGAATAAGACTCCTAACAATATATACTTTCTCGTAAGGAGTTTCTTGATCCAAGACATCTCTTAATGCATTGTAGAGTGTAATAAATGTCTTACCCGTACCAGCACATCCATATGCAACAAGGTTTTTATCCTCTGCATAAGCATCAAATAAAGTTCTTTGATTTTCAGTGAGGGGTCCAATATCCCTCATCATATCCGTATTAATAGGTTTCTTTCTTTTCATCTGCTTTGCGGTCATTCCGACCCCAATTGGTTGGTCTGTCTTCTTTTTGCGTGGCATAGAAATTAAAGAGTTTTTACTTTAGAACCAGGTGCTTTCTGTGCAGCCTTAAGGACATCATTCCATCCGGGATGTTTCTTATGAAGTTTGTCTGCCCATTCTCCTACTTCGCCTACTCCAGGCATTGTAGAAGGGTCAGACCAATCTCTATCCCAAGTAGGATTCTCTGCTTTCCATTGGTCCCATTCAGTAATACTCATCTGGATTTCTTTTTGTTCACCAGTTTCTTTGTTAATAACAGGATAAGTTGCCATACAATTGGTAATAATGTTTACGATTATTTATGAAACCCAACCTAATGCTTGGGAAACAGTGGGAAATTCTTTTATAAAAACCTTACGGACATTCTCCACAAGATCCATATGTTCTTTCTGGGTTCCATGTGCAGATCTCAACTCAATATAATGAATCCATGATCGTACTGAACCAGTCATATACAATCGTGTAGGAGTAGCAAGAGGAAGTACAAACCTTGCACACTCCTTTGCTATACCATCATGAAGCATCTCCTTATAAAGATCTATAGATGCATCAAAATGCTTTCTCATCTTGGCATTAAACTTATCAACCACTTTAGGATCTACATTATCAATACTGTTCTGCCTATTCTTTTCATCCTGACTACGCAATTCTGGTAAAGGAATGTCCTCTCTAATATGAGAGACATCCTGATACCTTTGAGAGAACTCCTGATAAGTGAAAGAGCGATGCCGTAGGATCTGTGCAGCAAGTCCTCTAGTAGTATTGATCTCAACCGTCATGAATGCCTGCTCAAAGACACTCCAGTGACCATGTTGAATACAATACCTCAATAGACCAGCAAACTTTTCATTCTCCTGGTTCTGGGGGTTACTCACACGAGCAACATATGCTATTGTCTTCTCCGCATCGGGAGTAACACTTACTAGTTTAATCTGGGTATCCGTCGTCGTCATCAAAGACCTCATCGTAATCAGTAATTGGGGAAGTCATCTCCTTATAGTTATCATACCTATAAGCATCCACATCAGAAAATACCTCCGACTCTAATGAATCTAACAATAACTTCATGTTTCTAACAATCAGTTTCAGTCTTTCTTTCTTTAGGTCTTCCATAGCATTCCTTTTCCATCTAATTATAAGACAAAAAAAGAGGACCTGTCAATAGGTCCTCCCTCTATTAGTCCAAGTAAGACTTAATTCACCGCGCACACACAGTTTTAGACTCTGTATGCTTGATGCCTCTGTAAACTAATTCAGAGACTTGCTTCTGACAACGCTTGTTGTCATTGGTATCGTACTTGATACCTCTGTAAGTGACTTGTGCCATTGTGTTACTCCTAAAGTAGTTGGGTTTTTTAAGTCCGTTCCTTTAGTCGTTTGCGTCCCCGAAGGGATGAACGTACCCGTTCCGCGACTTACTTGCGACCCCGAAGGGTTGAACGATTGTGTTAATACTAACACAGTTACTTTATTTAGTCAAGCAGTTGTGTAACATTCGATACGGTTTTCACATTACTTATAACTTAACCACCCTGTTACGATATATTTTGTTTGAGTCTTACTAACGATTCCTCTATGTGGATGAGTAAAATAAGCAGGCCACATTAATATATCACCTCGTCTAGGTTGAAATTTTTTATTTTGAGTAGGAAATTCTGTATATCCTCCTTCCTTTACATCATTTAAGTATATCATCCATACCAAAAATCTTTTAGATACATTCTCTCCCTGTCCTTCATTTTCACAATGCAAGGAGAAATACCCTTCCATTGGTTTATATCTTTGAATCTTAAATTTTTCCTCCAAATCCCAAGCACATATCTCTTCTACAAAAGGATATTGTTTTTTATAAAACTCTATTCCCTCCTTCAGAGACCTACCCAAATAAGAAAATTGGGTTGTTAAAAAATGAGGTTCCAATATAATTTCAGTATCCTTCTTCTGACTCGGATCCACACCCTGTCCACCCAGAGAACCAGGGAACTGTAAATCTTTCCGAGATTCAAAAAAATAAATTACTTTTTCACAATCTTCAGCAGATACTATACCTTTGCGATGGATAATAAAATTTTTCACTTAAAACGTTCTGCTAATTGTGCTGCATGATCATCTGATTGAATCAATTTATACCTCCATACTCTTTCTAACAGAGTAACCTTACGACCCAATCGCATCCTACAACAGATCTCTACTAGTCTTAACCTATCATCCTTTTCAAGCACGATCTTCTATCTTATCCGGACATAACAAAGACTCTGCCAGAGATTTTGCATGAGGGTTAGCATCACATATTTTTTTCATCCAAATCCTCTCTTCTAAACTAACGCTATCATTAGAAATAATACGACAGCAAATATCAGTTAGTTCCAATCTATACTTAGTACTTAACATAGTCCAATACCAGAGTCTAAAGGTTATTATAAACATTATCTATGGCCTGAGGTAAAATTTCATACTCTCTTTGTTGTATAACTTTAGTTAAACTGTCAACCGTATCCCCAGGAAGAATAGGAACTTCTGCTTGAAGGATAATCTCACCTCCATCAAGTTCCTCATTAACATAATGTACCGTACACCCAGTAACATCATCACCAGCATCCAGTGCTTTTTGAACTACATTCAATCCCTTATGTTTAGGAAGTAATGATGGATGTACATTTATAATAGGACAATGAAATGAAGAAGGAGTCTTAAGTACTCTCATATACCCTGCAAGAACTATAAGATCTACTCTCCACGCTTCCATTAACTGTGCCATTTGATCCTCATTCTTATGAGAGATATGACAATGGGGTATCCCTAATTTAGATGCTCTCTTTGCCGCACCACATTCTTTCTTGTTGTGTATCATCAACACAACTTCATGATTACTACAGGTTCTAACGATGTTTTCAAAGTTTGTTCCGTTGCCAGAACACATTACTCCAAGTCTCATGGTTTATAGGGTGGTTCCTGTTCTCCTACGCGGTACTTAAATTTCTCAACATCAAAGTAAGAATCATAATCCATCTTACCTTCTCTCTCATCCAACACTTCATTAATAAGAATCTTTAATTCTTTAACCAACATAGGAGTATGTAACCTATGAGGTTTAACCTCCATCGCTGGATGGTTCTGTGGTTTATCCTTTAACTTTGCTGCTTCTTCCGGACTCATCTTGGGACTAAGCCCTTGAGTATCGATGTAATCGTGAGTAATTTTAGACATAATAAAAGAGTGTTTCCTTATTTATCTAAAGGTCTTCCATGTTTATCAACTAATCCTAGTTTTTTTATCTGTCCAAAATTAGACTTCTTATTCTTTTTAATCTTCTTATATTCTTTAAGAATTTTATCCACTTCGGACACTGGTATATTAACTTTCAACTCACTCTCATCTTCCTTTTGCACGAAACCAAGTCCCCCTTTCTGGGAATCTTCATGCGATTCTACGTACTGATTTATATTATCCTGAATCTCATCCCTAATGAGAGCATCTATTTGAATCCTTAAGTCAGCATCACTTTCTTTCATCCCTTTCTCCTCTTCTTTTTCTCTGGTTGCTTATAACCCCACTGACTAGGATTAACTGAACCATGACCATAATCAATCCTCTTTACATTCCCATACTTATCATAATAATAATCAAAAACATTAACCATTTTAGAAGAACGAGTCACATCCAAACGTTCTTCTCCATTAACCACATAAAAAACATTAAACGCATCCGTAGGAAGCTTCTTATCATTAGCGGTTTCAGGTGTGGTCTTTTCTAAAAGAACCTCACAAGAATAATCACGAGGATCAAATTTATTTTCTTCTTCTTTCTTTTCGTCTTTCACCTGCTTTACACCTCCTTTGATCATGTCACCCTTTACTTCGAGTCCCATGAATTACACCTCCCAACCTTGAGTCATGGCAGGATAAGCATCCATTACATTCTTTTTAGAAATCTTATACTTATCTTCCAGTTTCCCATCCTTTACTAGAATTAAAATCTCTGCCTCTTTGGGATGAAGTCCTTTAAGAAGATTGATAAACATCATCTCTCTCCTTGTCTTTGATAATCCATCATTACCACCTTTAACATAATGGTAAAGATTTTTCCACGTATTACGTAGAGTTGTTCTTCCTCTACCATCTAGATCCTGTGCAGTCGCTGAGTCCCCTCCTGCTGCCTCTCTAGCAATGTTTTCCGATAAAGAACCACTGTATACTAATTGATCCTCTTCTTCGCCGTAGGGGACCTCTCCTTCTGGTAAGGCACTTACAATATTATCATCAAAATTCCACTTAAGAATTACTTTGACTGCATCCTCTTCATATTTCTTCAGTGCTTCTACTTTTTTAGCATTAGCACGTTGACTTGAAGCAAGTTCTAATACCTCATGAACAAAAGGATTTG